ACGGCGTATTTGACCACGGGAGCGGGAACGGTCACCAATGACACCACCGGTTTGGCTTTGTTGGGTCTTCAGCTTTCCGGCAGCGGGTTTTTGCTCACGGGCAATGCGCTGACGCTGGACAACGCGGGCTTTATTCAAACGCTGGCGGGTAACCATGAACTCGCATGGCCGCTCACGCTTTCCGGTACCACCACCGTGGCGGTGGCTTCCGGCCAAACGCTGATCGCCAGCGGCGCGATTTCGGGCAGCGGAAACCTGAAGCTGTATGGCGGGCGGACGGTGCTGTCCAACGCGAACACGTACGCCGGCCCCACCGTGCTTGTCACCGGCATTTTGGAAATCGCCTCGGTCGACGCACTGGGCTCGAGTTCCGCCGATCCGGCCAACCTCGTGATCGGCGAAGGCACGTTCCGTTACACGGGGCCTTCCGCGACGCTGACGCGCGGCTACACGCTTTTGCCGGGAGTCAGCAGCAATCGCGCGGCCGTGATCGACATCACGAAGGCCGATACGACGCTCACCATCGCGGGCAAGGTCGCCGCGCCCGGCGGCTCGTTCATCAAGACCGGCGAGGGCACCGTGGCCTACACCTATCCCGGCTATCAGGAGTTCAATAAGAGCAGGCTTTCGAACAAGGAAAACGGGGCGATCACGTACGACGTCAACGGCGTCGCAGCTACAAACGAGTATGCCTATTTCACACTTGAAAAGGGCCGGATGATCCTCGGCGCACCCGGCCAGACCAATATCATTTACGCCGCTTCCGGCTGGATCGGCTGTAAGACGCTCGCTTCGCCCCGCATGGACATCATCGGCGGCTACACGCGCTTTATCAACGGCTGGCTGACCATCGGCCGCGGAACCGGGACCACCGCCTCACCCCAAAGCCCCAGCCTCAATATCCGGGACGCCGTCGTCTCCTTCGAAGGCAGCGGCATCTGCTTGGACAACGCCAATGGAACATCCCCCCACCGGTGCCGCCCCTCGCTTTCGGTCTCCAACTCGGTTGTTCAGACCGTGAACTTCCTCTTCGGCGAAGACTCCTATTGCACGGGGCGCGTGGACGTCGGCGCGAGCTCCACCATGAACAGCAGCATGCAGACCGACCACCGCTACGGCATGTCCGTGTCGGCGAGCGGGGGCGCGGCGGAGGATATGGTTGTCACCTTTGACGGCGCCAGCACCAACAGCACCTACCTCCTGCGCGTCGGCCAAGGTGGCAAGCTCATCTACAAGGGCAACAGCGTCCTCCTCCTCGACCACACCCAGACCCAGATTGTCATGTCAACCGCGCTTCAATCCGGCCTCGTGCGCTTCGACGGCGCGACGCTCAAGCAGTATACTCCGCAGCGCATCGCCGATTGGCTGATCAACCATACCAACCTGCTTGTGACCGCCAACGGCCTGACCATCCACACGGACAGCCGTGCCTGGCTCGACAATGCCCTGTTGCCCGATCCCGCCAGCCCCGGCGGCAGCGTCACCAAGATCGGTCCAGGCACACTCGGCCTCGGAACGGCCCTGAAAGTACCGCTCACCGTATCCGGCGGCGCCATCGCCTTGGCCAACAACTACTCCTATACCAATGTCCCGGCGATGCCTTCTTACACCTTCGCGGCGGGCACCACGGCCGAGGTCTCCGGCGTCAATGCCCTCCTGGGATACACGCTGGCCTCCGGCTCCGGACTTCCGACTCTCGACCTGAATCCCAACACCTTCGTTCAGGCCGCGGAACGCTGGACGTACAACGGGTCCGCCATGCGACGTCGGGACGGTCTCATCCTGCTTACGCGCGATCTCGGCAATGAAATCGGCTCGGTGTTCCTCAACCGTAAGCGTACGGTCTCGACAGCTTGGACCGCCGAGTTCACATGGCGCGTCTACAGCTCCTCCGCCACGCCCGCCGACGGCTTCGCGCTGGTCCTCCAAAATGACGCACGCGGCTCAAAGGCGATCAGCCCCATGCCCTCCACGAGCTTCGGCTATTCCGGCACCGGTACAGTCGGAATCGCCAACTCCGTCGCCCTCGGTTTCGACGTCAACAGCCAGCGCCTACGCCTCGGTACCAACGGCGTATGGATCACACCAGTCATGGAGATTTAGAGCAGGGGGTGAAAAACGGGAAAAGGCGGGATTAGGCGGGGGAAGGCGGTACGGGACAAGGGGTTATGAGGGATCGGGGGACGTAAAAGGCGGAATCGGAAATTGAGAAAGGCGGACGGGTAAACCGGGCGATTTAGAATTGTTTTGAGAAATCAAGGGGCGGATAAACGCGGATTCAAGGGCGTTGCAAGTCGGCGGAAACGGGGGGCGTTGAAACGATCTTGCGCCAGGGGATGCGATCAGGATCGGTGTCGGCCAAAAGCTGGACCAGATCGGGTAAGGACTTGGTCAAGCTCATCGGATGTTCTGGAGCGCCTTATAATCCCTAACCTCGTTTTCAATCTGCCATTTCTGCATCCCGTATTCATCCGGCCATTTGCGCTCGGCCTCCCTTCGTATTCGGTCAAAGACCGATTTCGGAATGCCCATAACAGAGACGGTCTTTTCCGGAGGCTTTTTAGGTTTGTCCGTCTCCTGCTGCAAAAGCCCCTGCCAGGGGGACAGCAGGTAGCGGTCAACGGTGACGTCCTCTCCTTTCACCGTCGTGTACTCCCATACGCCGTCCTTATAGGCAAAGCGCGTGATTGCGGACCCCTCGGCGATCTCATCTCTCGTGGAGACGAGTATGTTGTTGTGAACGTCGGCATGGGTTCCGTCCGAATACGTGATACCTGACAAATTGACGAGCCCACCGCCGTTTCTGAAAGCCTGGAACATTTTCCCTTTGATAATGACGGCAGCATCCATTCTTGCGCGCGCGGCGGAAACTCCAAAAATCAAAAAATCAACGTATTGTGCGATGAGGTTCCGGCTGTCGAACATCATTTTTAATGGACCATTCATTTTCTCAGGTATTTTTGAATAGAGAATGGAACAGGCGAGTTTGGACATAGGGTCGACTCCGGACGATTTGCAGGTCTCGCAGGGCGTGTTTACCTTTCCGGTCCCCCTACACACCAGGCATTTTACCGGGGCGCTGCCCTTCATTGCCTCGACCGATCCGCATCCCCCGCATCGTTCGCACGTCTTTTTGAATCCAAGGCATACCGAGCATGGCATTTTCAGAAATTCTGGTTCCAACATCTTAAGAACAGGCGAGTTTGTATATTGAGAACGGATTTCCGCTATGCACTCATTTGCTTTTTTTGGGCAACCCGCATCTGCATATCCGAATGCGCAGGCGGCCAATAAAAGGTCCTCTCCACTTCCCTTTTTTGCAGGGCAGGTTGATCGTATATAGTCAACTTCTGACTCGCTGGTTGCAAAAGGATCGGACGCGGGATAGGACGTGACCGCGCCCAACACCATTATAATTATGGTGAAAGTTTTCAAGCATCCCTCCTCTCTTTATGACCTCCATCTGCAACACCAGAGACAGCGATGACAGGTGCTCGCCCCTGGGCCAGCACACGGGTGAGATTATTAATCGACTCGTTGGCCTGGTCAAGTTTGCGCTCAAGCACGAAAATTTGGGCGTCCTTTTCCGCACAATGCGGACATATAACAGAATCAATGACCGCATGCGACAGCGAGGTGTTGGTTGTGATTAACTTGTCAGTGTTGACTAATGATAACTTATTTTTAAGCTTATCGGAAAACGGTTTTCTTCCGTTTTCAACAAGGGCAATGTAGTTGCGCGATACACCAAGGTGATCTGCCAGCTCTTGTTGGGTCATTCCAAAGCGTCGCCTGAAGTCCGATAGTGATAACTTTTCCACGAAAACGCTCACTTTCGCTGTTGACTTTGATAACTCATGGTGATAACTTTTGCCCTGTTGACAGAAACAGACGCAAGAAACGGTAACACAAAACGGATTGAGGGGCAAACCATGGAAATTGTCGAAAAGAAAATCAAGGTGGTCGTCGGGCTGAACGCGATGGCCCGAAAGCTGGGGTGCTCTCGCGGGCACCTGTCGCTCGTGATCCACGGGCAGCGGAAGAGCGGTCGGATGGAGAAGCGCCTGCGCAAGCTGGGGTTCGAGGTCAAAGAGGAGGTGGCGGTATGAAGGAGAAAAAACGGATAGCGGCGCTGAAGAAGGCGGGCGTCGCGGTGTGCGACGGGACGTGCGCGGGGTGTGCCCGAAAGATCTGCACGGGAGCCAAGCAGTGAGCGACCTGGGCGACAGGGCGGCGGAAGGAAGAGTTATCGGGCTTCTTTCATGCGGAGGCGTGGTGCGCAAGCTGCCGGCGGACATCGCGGCGAGGGCTTCGGAACTCAAGCCCGGTCGCGGTGCGGGCGAAGGCGCGGGTGGCGTGAGCAAGGGCTGGGTGCTCGTCTGTCCCGGGCGGTGCGTAGACCGTCATGGACTCCCCGGGCCCGAGTGCGTGAGGGAAGCTCTGGACGCCGATACCGTACGGGGCGAACAGAAAGACCTGCCCACGCGGACGCCTGAGCAGGATGCCGACCTGCGAGACGGACACGGGAACGAAACCGGTGTTGGCAATCTCGATGCAGAACCCTGAGTCGCCGTATCCGGTGAGCCATCCCTTGACGTTGACGCGAAGGCGGGGGCGGTCCTTGGCGAGGGCGCGCAGGGTGTTCAGAAGTCCTAGAACAGCGCCGAGGACGGCGATCGCGAGCGTGATGTCGTCGCGGGTTACGGTCAAGGTCATTGCGCATGTGTTCATGGTGAAAATCATAGCACGGATAAGAACGGCACGGAAGGGCGGAAAAATGAGTGATCTGGGCGACAGGGCGATCGAGAGATGGGGGGCCGTGGACGGGGCCGGAGGGGTGTTTATCGGACCAAGACCCCGCCAGTGCGGAAAGACTTTTTTTGCGACCTTGCCGGCGCGCCTGCCGGATTGCGGATGCGGCGGCAGGCCGGTGTACAGGGCGTGCGCGGACGGTCGCTTCGGACGGAACATGGAAACGCTGGAGTGCGGGAGCTGCGGAAACAAAGTAGGGCCGTACCCTAACCGGCACCAGCTCGCCGAGGCGTGGAGACTGGGCGGGTGGAGAGGGAATAGGTAAGAAGGAAGAGGGAAGAGGAAAAGAACGCCGAACGCTGAACGTCGAACGCTGAACTCTGAACGAAGAAAAAGGAGACGGACATGGTGTTGATACCCGAGATCGTGGTCGACCTTATGCCGTGGAAATGCGCGGACTGCGGCCACAAGTGGCAGGACCGGAAGGACGGACGGGGCGTTTTTAAGCGCGGCTGCCCGGCGTGCGGATCGAAACGGGTCTTCGACTGCAACGTATCGCTCGCCGATTTTGTTCGAAAAACGCTCAACGCCGAACGCCGAACGCTGAACTCTGAACAAAGAAAAAGGAGACGGCCATGAACACACTGACGGACTATCGGAGGCCAAGGGCGGATTACACGTCGGAGGCCATGAGGAGCCCGTGGCGGGCGCTCGGCGGGTGGCACCTGCGGGACGACGGGACGCTGTCGAGGGTGTACGTGAGCCGGCACCGCAGGACGGTCGCCAGGCGCGGGGTGATCTACCGGGCAGAGGGCGTGTGGCAGTGGCGGATAGAGGAGTTCGATAGGGAGAACAAGCGGGTCCGGAGAATCGCGAACCGGAATCTGCGCGGGACGTGGTATGTGTCGGCCCAGGCGGCGATGCCGTGGGCGGATGTCGCGGCGAGAGTTTCGGACTAGCGAATGGAGAGTAGCGAGTAGTGAATTGCGAATGGCGAATTGCGAACGGAGAGGAGGAAGGCGATGGCGATGGAACAGTTGAACATGTTCGGGTCGGCCGAGGTTGTGGACCGGGAGAAGGTGCGGGGCCGGTGCGACTGGGCTCCTGAGCCGTGGGAGCGGGAGAACCTGTGGCCGAAACGCCTGGCGGACGCGGTCGGGGCGGACGTGTGCGAGATCCTCTGGGGCGACGTGCCGAGGATGACGCGGCTGCAGGTGGAGCAGGTTTGCCGTCGGCTGGCGGTTGACAGCAACACGGTGTACAGGCTGATCGAGCAGGGCGAGTTCGACGCCATCAACGTCGGGGCCGGGACGATGAACCCGCTGTACAGGATCTACCGCTACAGCGTGATTTGGTTTCTGTTCCGTCGCGAGTTCATGGGCGGGTATGACACGCGTCCTGCGATGCTGGCCAATTTATCCAAGGAGCAGGGCGACGCGATCGCGCGTCTCGCCGCAGAGGTCAGGAAAGGCGGTTGCAAGTGACATTCGCAACGTTTTCAACTTGGGACAAGATCGTCAGCGTTTTCGGCCTTTTGGCCGTTCTGGCCGGCATCGCAGTTTTGGCATGGGACATATGGATGGCCGTGAAGGAAGAAAAGGAGATCGGCGATGAAGCAGGCAAGCAGGATTAAGACGGAAGGGACGGTCGTGCGCGAGGTGGTGACGCCGGACGCGGTGGAACGGAGATCGGAAGACGGAGGGCGGAGATCGGAGGGCGGCGTTCCGTACGAGCCGGGGGAGATCACGGCGGCGTGGGGAATGGCCGTCAAAGGGCTTTACAACCAGGTCGCTTTCGGCGCGATGCTGTGCGAGCTGGACGCCGTAATCTCACGCGTGAGACCACGGTCAGAGAACGGGCAAATAAGCGGTAGGGAAGACGGCTTGAAAGCCTGGCTAAATGATAACTGCCCGACGGTGAACTACAAGACGGCGATGCGGTGGAAGGGGATGGCGGAGGTGGCGTGCGCGGCGCTGCAGGAGGCGGGAACGCCGATGCCGGCGAGATTAATCCCGGTGGCGGCCGGAATGCTGCCGCCTGACGGGGAGTCGTTTGATTTTGACAAAGGCAAGGTGGCGCTGGAGAAGCTGCTGAACGGCCGGAGCCAGCGCGATTTGATGGCGGCGCTGCGGGGGCCGGGTCGGCCGAGGGGCACACCGTCGGCCGGTCGGCGGGCGCTGACGGCCGCGGAAAAGACGGACCACGCGTGGACGGAGATCAAGGAGCTGCTCGGGAAGGTCGCGGCGTACACGCAGGGGCCGTGGATCGAGATGCTGCCGGAAGACCGGCGCGAGTGGGCGGCGCGGACGATGAAGGATCTGGCGACGTGCTTCAGGGACGGGCGGCCGTTCGAAGCGGGAACGCCGAACGCCGAACGCTGAACGTTCAACGCTGAAGTTTGAGGAGGACGACATGGCAATCAATGCGGCACTGGAGATGGCGAGGTTCGAGCTGGACCCGCTGTGGAAAAGGATAACGGACGCGGAGCGGGAAACGGCGAGCGCCTGGGGCGAGGTGTTCCGGCGGATGCGCGTCGCGGCGGACAAGGGCGCTGAGCTGGCGCTGTGCCGGCGGGACTTCGGATGCGTGCTGGATAGCATGAGCACGGGGACCGTCTATCGCCGTTTGTCCGCGATCGCGGAGCGCGGGCTTGAGGGCGCGGTATCGGCCGCGGCCGCGCGGCGGGCGGCGGGCGTGTCCGCTTCCGAGGCGACGCTCCCGGCGGGGTTCGTGGCGTGGTGGCGCGGGCTGTGCGGGCAGCATCAGCGCAGGAAGTGCCTGAGCGTCTGGCGTTTTCTGATGCGCGACAACCTGATGGCCGGAAAGGTCATTCCGGGGTACGGGGCGGACTGGCGCGGGATATGGCTCAAAGAGAACGAAGGGCGAACGATCCCGACCGGATCAGACGGGCGGCCGCGCTGCCCGTACACGGACATCCACGCGGGGCCGTCGGTCTGCACGCCGAGGGGCTGGGGCTATTCGACGCTGCTGAAGCTTGCGCCGGAAGCCGACGCCTGGGCGGGCGCGTCGGTCGGCGTGCATGCGATGCAGGCGTACAACCCGAGCGTGCCGCACACGCGGGTCGGGCTGCGGCCGATGCGCGTGATCACGATGGACGACGTGACGCTGGACGCGTTCTGCTGGTATCCGGGGGAGAAAGAGCCGCGCAGGCCGGTCGGGCTCGGGACGCTGGACATTTTGACGGGCAGCATGGTGAGCTGGTGCCTGGTGCCGGTGCGCAAGCGGGCGGACGGGACCAGCGCGAAGCTGGACGGGCTTGTGCGCAGGTACGCGGACGCGGCGGTGTTCTGCTCGATCGGGATCGACGCGCTGGAGGGGCTCGTCATGCTGCTGGAGCACGGCACGGCGGGCATGGACCCAGTCGAGGAGGAGCGGATCAACAAGATTCTGGGGACGCGTCCGGACGGAGGTCCCTGGTTGAAGGTGCTGCGTTCCAGCACAAGCGGCGCTCCGATTTTGAGCGGGATGTTCAGGGAGCGCGGGCGCGGCCGTCCGACGCACAAGGCGATGCTGGAAAGCGCGTGGAACCTGATGCACAACGAGGCGGCGATGCTGCCGGGACCGTCGGGCAAGGACTGGGACAACGCTCCCCAGGATACGGAAGGGTGGACGGCCGAGGACAAGGCGCTCGTCAAGGCCGGGGCCGAGCTGCTGGCCAGGGGATGCCCCGAGGCCGTGGAGGCGCTGGCTAGGGCGCGGACGCACGCGCTCCCCTACTCCGAACTCGACGCCGCGATGCGCAGGATCATCGGCGAGATGAACCACCGGCGCGACCATGGCCTTGAAGGCTGGGAGGCGTGCGGGTTCGTGAGGAGCATGGTCGAGGTCGGGGGATCGCTGGTGGAGCTGGACGCGGCGGCCCGCAGCCTGTCGGGCGGGGACGCGTCGCGCGAGGAGGCGATGCGGGCGGCGCTGGCCCCGATGCAGCGGCCGGTGCGCATGAGCCCGGCCGAGGCGATGGCGAGTTTCGGGGGGCGCGGGCTGAAGCGCTGGGACGCCTTCACGGCGACGCGCATCCTGGGTGCTGAGCTGGCCCAGCGCGTACGCGTAACCGAGCGTCACGAGTTCGAGGCGAAAGACGCCTTCAGCGGCGAGGCAATGGCATTCGGTGCCGTGTGCCGCGACGAGCGCAACATGAATGTGTTTCTCGATCCCCGGCGGGATTACAGCGCATGGGTCAATCCATTCTGTCCCGGCCACGCGCTGGTGGGAGAAGTAGACGGACGTTTTATCGGTCTCGCCCCCTATCTAAAACCGACCATCCATGGCGACCGCGAGGACCGGTCTAACCTGGCCACGCTCGGGGTATTCCGCGGGGAGCAGCGCCGGCGCATGGAAGCGGCGGTGGCCGGAAAGGCGGGACGCGAGGCGGAGCGGAGCGCAGAGAACGCGCGGGCGCTGGCCGCGGCGGGCGGCGGACGGAGACCGGAGGACGGAGGTCGGAGGACGGAGGTGGACGTTGCGGCTGAGATGGCGGCCGCGTACGTGGACGAAGGGGAACGGGTATGAGCGACACCATCAGTTTGAAACGGATCAATGTTGCGCTGGAAGCCGTCAAGGATCTGGATCATTCCCGGGGCGTCAGCGTCCTTTTGATGGCGATGCTGGTCCACACGGGATTGCACGACGGAGAGCTCCGCCATTCGTTCGATTTCGATTTGTTGTTGTTAAAACAAATGAAGCGCACTGTGAAAATGTCGGTCACCGAAGGCCCCGCGTTCGAGACGACCGCAGGGGAGTTTAAACCAGAAGGAGCAAAGACGGATGAAAGGCAAGATCAAGTCGGACAATCCCCTGCATGAGTGGCGGGTGTTTGATCCCGAAATCAGGAAGTACCTGTTCGTTTTTCACGGAGAAAGCCGCAGGGAAATCGTTTGGAAATGGCAAAAAGACTACGCGACGGCCAGCCGGTTCACGGAACAGCAGGCCGCCGAGATAGCGACAGTGGTCAATGTTTTTTACGGACGGTTCGGATGGCTTCACGACCGGATCGACATCATCAACAAGAGCCTTTGATTTTCGGAGAGAACGCTGAACGTCGAACGTTCAACGCTCAACTCTGAAGTAACGAAAGGAAGACGGATATGGAAGACGGAAACATGACGGGACGGCTGGCTGCGGCCGTGGCGGCGCTTGAGGCGCTGCGCGGGCAGATCGGGCAGGTCGAGGGCAAGGAACTTTCGGACGCGCAGTTCGCGAACCGGTTCCTGCCCTTTTCGGCGGCGAGCTACAGCAAGCTGCAGACGCCGGAGAAATACGGGGCGCGGATCGACGCGATGGTCGTGAAGTGCGAGGAGGCGGTTGAACGCATCCGGGCGCGGATCGACGCGCTCCAGAAACGCGCCGCGTCGGACAGCGTGTTCGTCAAAACGCGCTTCGCCCAGGCCGCGCTCGGAGCTTGGCAGCGCTGCCAGGACGACGACGGCACGCGGGTGATCTGGCTGCTCGGCCCGACGGGGTCGGGCAAGAGCGAGATCGGCCGGCACATGATGTGCAAGTACGGCGCGACATTGGCGGAGGGGCGTCAGAGCTGGCGCAGCTCGAACAAGGCGTTCTGCCGCGACGTGGCGGCGGCCGCCAAGTCGCCCATCGCGGCCCGCGTGATTGACGAGCACTACGCCGAGCAGGCGATGCTGGAGGCGCTCGGACCCAAGGCGGGGACGCTCTACATCGACGAGGCCAACACGCTCGGCGCGTTCGTCGCCAACTCGATCAAGCTGATCGCCAACCAGACGCTGCAGACGGTGGTCGTGGCGGCCATCCCCGAGATGTTCGACGAGTTCATCAAGCGCGCGGCTAACGAGGTGCGGCAGGTGCTCAACCGGACGCAGGCGGTGATCCGCTTTCCGGGCGTGACGGAGGCGGAGGCGCGGCAGTTCATGGCGGGGTGCGGCGTGGCCGATTCCGACATGGCCGAGGCGGCGCGGCGCGCGACGCGGGCCGCGAACGAGGCGGGCGCGTACAAGCTCGTCAAGCGGGTGGCGGCCGAACTGCGCGATCAAGAGGCCCCGGGGCTCGCGGATGTGGACAAGGCGGTCGCGCTGGCGCGTGCCGCGCTGGACGAGGCGAGGGGAGCGGGTAAGAGGTAAGAAACATGAAACTGGCGATATCGACAAAAAACGGAAATGAAGTCTGCCCGCGGGTTGAATCCGAAGTTGTGCCACGAATTGGCGAATACGTCTATATCGATGGCAGCACATATGAGGTGCTAAAGATAACGCATGTCGTCGGACTGCACAATGAGGTTAGGCTCGTTGAGTGCAAGGTAAAAGCGGACGCGAAAGGAAAACGGGGATGAAAACAAAGATCACTCTTGAACAGGCCAAACGGGAAACGGACGGCGAAATGTCCGTCTGCCCTTTCTGCGGGGATGTCCCGACCGTCGAACCGTGGCACGGCGGCGGACCGCGGAAGATCATGATCCACTGCGAAAGCGAACGCTGCCTGGTCAGTCCGCAGGTGACGGGGGAGACTCCGGATGAGGCGCTGTCAGCGTGGAATCACAGGGTTCCAAGCTATGAAACCAGACGCCGGAGGCTGGCCCAGAAGCGCGGATCGAAATGGATTTATTTCAACCGGAACAGCGATGCCAAAAAATCCGATCCGTGGGACGGCGAGGCAATCGTCATTCTGTCGGTTCAGTCGGCGCGCCCGCTCACGATGAGGGCCGAGCTTGAGCAGCCTCGCCGACTTAAGTTCAAAAACGGACGCGATGCGGACAACATCCGGACCGTGCACTATTCGGAACTCTGGTAATCAAGAAAGGGAAAAACAACATGCAAGAGGCAATCAAATCGGGATCGGAAACCGCGGGCGGGATGCCCGCGGCACAGGGAAGCGTCTGGGACATGCAGGTTCCGGAAGGCTATCTGCGCGACTCGCAGGGGCGGCTGGTACACGAGTCAACCCTCAGCGAGGCGGACGCCATGCGCAACCGGCTCGTGAGTGATCTGGTGTCCCGCGCGATCACCGCGGCATCCCGCGCCCGCGCGTTCGTGGATTCCGCGTACGCGGAGCTTTATTCGTTCTGCCAGCTTAGCGCCGAACGGTTCGGCGTCCGCTGGGGAGAAACGGACAGCTTCTCCATGACCTCCATCTGCGGCCGCTTCAAGGTCGCCTGCGACGTTGACCAGGGCATCGCCATCAACGAGAGCGTCGGCGCGGCCAAGGCGCTTCTGGACGAATGCCTGGCGGACTGGTCCGCGGGCGGCAAGCCGCAGGCCGTGGCGCTGCTGGCGAACACGTTCCGGCCGACGCGCAACGGCAAGCTGTCGCTCACGCGCCTGTTCGACCTGCTGCGCAACCGCGACAAGCCGGAGTTCAAGGGCGAGGAGAAGTTCAAGCGGCTGTGCGACGCGCTGGAGGCCGCGATCCAGACGACGGGCAAGCGGCGCTACATGCGCTTCTACGTCCGCCGCACGCCGGCGGACAAGTGGGAAATGGTCGAATTCGGAAAGTGAGGATCGCATGATTGACATCATCATAGACATCGAGACGCTGGGCACGCGGCCGAGATGCCCTATCATCGAGATCGGGGCGTGCGCCGTGGATCCGGACGGCGGCGTCATTTTTTCAAACTTCTCGCGGCGCGTGTGCAGCGCGTATTCGGTCGAAAGCGTGCGTGCGGTCGCGAACGGGTCGAAATACTTCGGATGGAAGATCGAAGCGGACACGGCCGAATGGTGGCTGGCCGAACCCGAACGGGAAGAAACGCTCAGGCGCATCTTGGCAACTCCCATCGTGGCGGATAACGCGGATGCGCTTGTGGCGTTCATTGATTGGTTTCATGGTGTGACTGATGACGCCACGGGCGTCCGCGTGTGGGGAAACGGGCCGACCTTCGATTTGTCCATCCTATCGGAGACCCTCATCGGCGCTGATATCGAGGTCCCGTGGCATCACACATGGGAGCGGTGCGTCAGGACCGCGCTGGAGATGGCCGGGCATGAGCGCGGCAGCGTCGCGTGGGAAGAGCCGGGGCCGCGCCACCGAGCGCTCAACGATGCACGGCATGAGGCAAAGAAGCTGTGGAGGTCCGGGGCGCTGGGGACGGTCAGCGAGGTGGCCAAGCGGCTGCGGCAGCTCGGTACGGTTAAGAAAACGCCCAACGCTGAACGCCGAACGCTCAACGCTCAAGTTGAAGAAACATGACTTTCAAACAGGACAGATTGCGCGAGGTGGCGACGAGGTTGTCGGCGTTCCGCGACCTGGCCGCGAAAGCGGGCCGCGCGCAGGACGCGGACGACCTCGCCGTCGCCTCCGCCGCGCTCTGGATCTGCGTCGACAACTTCGGCATGGCGTCCAGCGAGCTGCGCCATGCCGAAGATCCTGCCGACGCGGCCCGCGCGCGCTCGTCACTCATCGAGCACATGCGCCCGGTCGGCGATCCCGTCAAAGACCAGGAGTGCTGCCCGTATTCAAAAGACGGCCTGTGCAGGGACTGCAAAGTGTTCGCGGGGGCGTTCGAGATCGAAGGATCTCAGCGCCGCTTCATCTGTATAACGAAATGGGCCAAAGGCCCGTATCAAAAGCAGTTTTGAAAACCAAAGGAAGACGGATATGGCAAGCGACAAACAGAGGAATCAGTTTTTCAGAGTGTGGGCGACGGCGCGGGCAGAGATCTGCGAGCGGTACGACCTGTGCGCCCTTGTGAAGGACCAGGAGCGCGAGGCCCGGCACAAGTGGGTCATGGAATGCACAAAACGGACGGAGAACATCAACGCGGTGCGCCCGGGAAACGAGTTCTCACGGCTGATGCTGCAGACGGCGATCGCTGCGGGAGACTACCGCGAGGCGGCCTATTGGGAGATGGACGTGGCCAAGCGGTGGCGCTGGTTTATGGAGAACCTGGTGCGCCAGCTCGGCGAGATCTCTCGCAAGCCGGCCGCTTGGGAATACGTGCAGGGCATCTTCGCGCACATGCGGTTTCCGCGCTCGTGGCAGGATATTCCCGAGGGCGAGCTGGAGAAAATATGGCAGATGCTCGACACGCACCGCCGGCGGCTGCTCAAGCGCGAACATGGCTGGGAAGGGCTGCGCAAGAGCGACCAAGACCCGCTAGGGTTTTTCCCCGAGGCGGAATACTTCTATGGGGCCGATGGCAAGATTGGAATCAGGTGGCCGGTGGCCGGAGGTCAGAGATCGGAGGTCGGAAGTCGGAATGCGGAGACTGCGGAGGCTGGGAAAGAAGAGGTGACGGCATGATCTACTGCTATTTGAGAGTTTCGACCGACAGCCAAGATGTTGATTCGCAACGCCTCGGAATTCAGGATTTCTGCCGGGCACGCGGATGGACAGACATGGAGTGGATTTCCGACGAGGGCGTATCCGGGGCAAAAGACCCGTCCAAGCGTTTGTTGGGAAAACTCCTGAAAAAAGCCCGTTCTGGCGATTGCGTTATCGCATCCGAGATCAGCCGCATCGGGCGAAAACTGGACATGATTCTCAATGTCATTAAAGACTGCACGGAGCGGGGAATAAAACTCTATACGGTCAAAGACCGCTATGTTCTTGAGGACACGATACAGAGCAAGGTCCTCGTGACAGTCATGGGCCTTGCGGCCGAGATCGAGCGTGATTTGCTGAGACAGCGAACAAAAGAGGGACTGCGACGCGCCGTGGAACGCGGGGTAACGCTGGGGCGTCCGGTTGGCCGCAAATCTTCTGAAACGAAGCTTTCCCGCAAGAGCGCCGATGTCGACCGGCTGATCGGGAAAGGGCTGACGAAGTGCGCGGCGGCCAAAAAACTTAATGTGCACCGCATCACATTCGCGAAATACCTCGCCGAACGGGGGCTCAAATGGGCATAGATCCATGCGTCTTTTTCGGAGCGTCTCCTGCGGAGTTGCTGGATCCGATTCTATTTGCGATCGGAATCAAAATGATCGATATGGAAAAACTGGAACGCTTTGTAAACCCCAATAAGGGAGAAAGCATCAGAGATGCGACTCTTAGAAAATTCGGACAGACGGGGGTAGATGTTGTGCTGTCAAACCTTGGAAAGGAGCTGCTGTGACACCCGAACAAGAGAAGGCGATCGACAAGATCAAGAAGCTGCTGCGCCTGGGGCGCGGGACGAACCATGACGGGGAGCGCGACGCGGCGCTCGCCAAGGCCGCCGAGATCGCGGCCGGTGCCGGGCTTGACATCGGCGGAATCGACGCGGGCGACGGTGAGCGAAAGATTGCGAGGGAGGACGTCAGCCTCGCCCGCCGCTCGTATGCCCGGATCTGCGTACACAACATCCTGCGCCGTCATTTTGGCGTGTTCGTCGTGGGCGGGGGCGGCGGGCTGACTTATTTCGGTCCGGCCGTTAACATCGCGATCGCCAAGCACGTCGAAGTCTACCTGCTGCGCGAGGCCGCGCGGGGTTGGGCGGAATATCGCGACGCGAACAGACTGCGCAGGCGCGGCTTGGGAGCGCGGCGCAAGGTGTGGGAGCGGGGCTTTTTCGGATCCGTCGCGGAAGCCCTCGAAGCGAGGCCGCTGCGCAACGACGCCGAGGCGCTGCGGCAGGAGGTCGAGCGGTACGCTTTTTCGGTGATGCGCATCCGCATCGCAAGCTCCGAATCCCCTCGCTCCGGTCGCACCGCCGACATTTTGGCGGGCATGAACGCCGGCGACAAGGTCAACCTGTCGCGTCCGGTCGAGACGGCCGCGCAGACGCGGCAGATCGGGGGCCTCGCATGATCAACACCGGGACATGTTCTTTAACCGGCTATCCCATGGCGATTTTTTCGCCGGAAGAGCAGACCGCCGCGCTGGCGGTGAACGGCTTGGCAATAGAATGGCTTGAGAAGATGGAGCGCGACGCGACGAAGGAATTGGGAAAACTCCGAAAAGACATCCGGCTGCGCAAGCGGTGCCAGAAATATTATCGCAAGAACAATCCCATGCTCTCCAGTTTGGTCGAACATCAGAGCCGCGTGCTGCGGCCGGATTACGTCGAGGTCGTGCGCAGCGGCGTCGTGGCGTTTCCCGTCTGCCGCATGTTCACAAAGAACGGCCCGGTAAACGAGCCGCGCGAGACCTATCCGGAAACGCCGCCGGGATACGGTTCTGAAATCATATCCGAGGGAACGCCAGACAAGAATCCGGTTGACAACTCCCCCGGTGAGACGGTATAGCCGCACCGATTGTTTGACATGTTTATTTGTCCGCCCGGCCGTTGACGCGACCGGGCTTTTTTTGTTCCCCAATCTCCCCCCGCGCCATATATCCGAACCCGCGTCCGCGCCATAATGCCGCCATCGAAAGAATGATCCTCCGATCTCTGAGAAAGGAGGCCGTTATGCAACCGGCGGGGAAAGCCCGCCACAGACGGAAGGCGGCGACATGCGGACGCAACAATCTGATTCGGAATTAAAACAACGCAACGCCAAAGGGTCTTGCGGCTGCGCGGGCCAAAACCACACACGGCCCGCGCATGACCCCGGGAGGTTTCCGTCTTCCCTCCCGCGCCGCACCTTTTCCGTAATGCACATGGCCGCGACGGCGGCCGTACTACTGTCGGCCCTGCCCGCCGCCGCCGGCGACGGCGGGCAGGCGACGACGTTCTTCGACGTTCCGGCGGGCGGGGTTCTGGCGTCGCTCGTCACGGCGGTCGTGTCGGTGCTGGGGACGTGGGCCGCGATGCGCGGCAGCGCCCAGCGCCAGCGGCAGCGTCAGACCACGAAAATCGAGGATCAGCCGATCAAGGTGGAAACCGTTCCCGGACATCCGGACGACGGCATCTGCTATGAGAAGCACCGGTCGCTGACCGAAAAGCTGGAGTTGAACGAGGCGGCGCATTCCGAAATTTTCCTGCGCCTGCGCACCTTGGAAAAAGCATCCTCGGCCACCGAGGCGCAGCTCGGCCTGATCGCTTCCGACGTACGCGACATCAAGAACATGCTTATGAAAGGGGGAGCGAAAAAATGACGCCCGACCCGAAACTCTGCAGGGCGGCCCTGTCCGTTTCCAAGCGCATGCCCTTCGGCATCGCCGAGTCGGATCTACTGGCCGAGTCCGAAACCGCATACGGGAAGCCGATAACGACGGCGGCCGGAACCGACGCGCTCGCCTTTTGCGTGGAAAAGAACTGGCTCGTTTCGCGCCGCGACGATTTCGCGGTCACGCGCTATTACATCACCGAGCGCGGGAAGGTTCAGCTCGAATCGATGTGAACATTTAACGCCCGATCCTCAACGCCATGCCGAGAAAACCCTACAACCTGAAACCGATGGCCAACTCCTGGGACGCCGCTCTCACGGACCCGCAGCGTTGGGCCATATACGCGAAGTTCGTCGAGTTCCGAAGCGACTGGACGCAGGTCGCCGGATGGGTGCGCGGGGAATATGGCATCAAAGAGCCCTCGCGCTCGGGCCTCTACCGGTTCGCTGACCGGATGCGCAGGCTGGAAAGCGCGCACCGTCTGGAGCAGGCGATCATCGCGCGGTCAGAAGCCGGCGAACTGGCCAGGAGCGCCGGACAGACGGACGCGGATCTGGTGGCAGCCTACGAGACGCTGGCCGCCGACGCGGCGCTCGGGATGGGCGACGCGAAAAAGGCCGGGCTCTACACGAAAATGGCGATGGCGATCGGAGATAAGATCGCGGAGCGCGAAAAGCTGCGCCTCAAAGAGCGTCAGGTTGCGGTCGCCGAGCGCTCCGTGCAAGAGCGCGTGAAGAGCGAACGCGAAAAGGCCGTTGACGGTCTGATGGATCTGGCCAAAGGAAACGACGCCGCAACGGCATTGCTGCGTCAATTTCTTGAGACTCTCGACAAAGGGCAAAAGGCATCGTGAAGCAGCGGACATCCATAATCGACAGAATACGCGTAGCGGCCGCGCCCGCCGAAGCGCCCTGCGACGCTCCCGCCGTGTCGTCTTTCCGCCAGTTCCAGCGCGAGCACGGGCGCGTCAAGGTCGGATCGGGATATCAGGCTTACGACATGCAGGGCCGCCCGGCTCTCATCCTCGCCACGCAATGGCTCGACGAGATTCTCGCCTCGGGACGACAGGACTGCCGCATCAAGATCAAAGGCGGGGCGCAATGGGGAAAGACCGTCTGGGCCGTGAACCTGATGGCCTATCTGCTCGGCTGCCGCTTCATGGGCTGCGGCTACTACCTTCCGGACAACGATCTGGTGAGCGGCATCGTGGACACCAAGTTCCGCCCTGACGTGATTGACCAAATCCCCTGGTTCGCCCGGATGCTGCAGATCGGCAAGACAGTCAACAAGTCCGGCAAAAGCGTCAACCGCAAGGGCGCGGTGATGTGCACAGACGGCAAGCGCGTGTCGCTCGGCTACTTCCTCGGCATGTCCCGCGTCCCGACATCCTACACCCACGACGTGCAGATCGTCGACGAGCGCGATGACGTGCCCGAAAAGACCGAGAAGTTTCTGGACGGCCGACTCACGTCGTCCGACGTCCGGCTGCGCATCGACATCGGCACGGCCCGTTACGACGCGGCGGGAATGGCAAAGGAGTTCGAGGATGGCACCCAGCATTGCGCGTTCATCCAGTGCGACGGCATCGGCTGCATGGCCGACATATCTCCGGAAGACGAGTGGCCCCACATCGTCCGCCTGCAGAGGGGAACGGAGCCGCAGCCGAGCGACCCCATGCTGACATTGGCCGGTGATTTCAAGGCTAACGGCGAGACCGGCGAAACAGTCGCCACACATGCGCCCAATAACATCTATTACTTCGCCTGCCCTAAATGCGGCGCGGCGCTCAACCGCAACGCGGTCCAGTTCAAGGCCCGTCGCCCCGAGATGGAAGCCGCCGGAAAATACTCGATCGAAGTCTCCCAGATCTCCACGCCGGCGATCCAGCTCACGCAGATCGTGGCCGCGTGGGCCTCCGCCGTGCAGGACCCGGACAAAATGATCGCGTTCCGGTGCGACCGCTGGGCGCGTCCGAAGTCCGCCACGCAAGGCGTTGACTCCGCCGTGATCCAGCGCAGCGAGCAGGATTACGCGCTCTCCGTTGTTCCACACGGAACGCCGCGTTTCGGCGGCGTGGACACCGGCGACCGCTTCTGGTTCTTCGCCCGCGAGGTCGAAAGCCCGCTGAACAAGCGCGTCGCCTGGGCGGAGCAGATCAGCCCGACGCACGCGCAGGAGCGTATACCCCAGCTCTTCGCGGCCTGCGGCCTGAGCTGCCTGTTCATTGACATCGGTAACGAGCGAGAGCTAGCCCGCCGCATCGTGATGGCAATCAATGGTCTTCTGACCGCTCCGCCTGTCCGCGAGGATCGCCGCAAGGGCCGCATTGATTTCGGTCACGGCCTGTCATGGAACGGGGAGACCGGCGAATGGCGCGGCCTCAAGGCCGCCTGCGTCGAGTTTTCCGGAAAGCCCGGCAGCGGAATCGTCCACGAGCTGCGCACCACGCAAGAGGGCATGGCTTTCCCCGTTATCCGCGCCAACCGCGACGAGACCATCCAGCGCGCCATCGATGAGCTGCTGACCTATGACGACGGTCTCCTGCAGGTCATGGACGGCAAGATCCGCACCGAGCCCGCGATGCACATGCCCAGTTCCAAGCCCGGCTGCTCCGCCGCGGTCGAGACCGTCGGAAAGCACATCATCAGCGGCTCGCGCAAGGTCGCCGGCAGCGACGGGAAAACCCTTTCCTTCATCGACAAAGTCGAGAACCACTATCTCTTGGCCGACGCCTACAGCGCGCTTTCCGAAACGGTGGCCTTCGGAATAGCCGCTCCGCCCTGCCATGCCGAAGCCGTTGACGCATTGACAGGCAGCGAAGGCGGGTACGAAGGCGAAGATTCTGCGGCGCGCACAAGGGGAATGTTCCAATGAAAGCGAAGTCGACAAAGAAAGCTGCGATTTCCAAGCGCACGCAGCAGGTGGAGACGGGGCGTGTGACGGCCGAGAACCGCATGCGGTTCAACCCGCTGCAGGGCATCACGCCGTCGCGGTTCGTGCGCGCCCTGGATGAATACGACGCCGGGCGTGTGTCCGATCTCTGCCGCATCATCGAGGCGTATGAGCAGCGCGACGACGCTTTCCGCACCAATTCGCGCAAGACCTATGCCAGCGTGGCGCGCTGCCAACACAGCATCAACATCGTCGAGGGGTTTGAGGGAGAGCCCGACGCCCAGGCGCACAAGGATTTCCTTGAAAAGTTCTGGGCGACGATCCGCGTCACTTCCGCTTTCAACCGCAATGAGACCGGCGGGCTTCGGCTGCTGAAGAGGCAAATGGCGCGGTCGATCTGCTTCGGGCACGCGGTGCATGAGATCACCTGGGCACCTGCAGCGGACGGCTCGCTGCGCGCCTCGTTTACGGCGCTGCCGCCCTGGATGGTCGAAACGACCACCGGAGAGACGCGCTGGCTCCCGCAGCCGTCGGCGTTGGACGGCACGGACATGGAGCCGGGCGGCTGGCTGGTGACGACCGGAGACGGGATCGGGATCGCGGCGGCGATCTGCGCGATGAGCAAGCGGCTTTCGATCAACGACTGGCTCGCGTTCTGCGAGCGCTGCGGACAGCCCGGCATCCACGCCAAAACCGATGCGACCATTGATTCGCCCGAATGGAAGAACCTCGTCAAGACGGTCGGGTCCTTCGGCCGAAACTGGGCGGCCGTTACGGGCAAGGGCACGGACATGGCCGCGCTGGCGCTCAACACCACGGCCGCGCCGTGGCCCATGCTGGTGGATCTCTGCAACCGCGCGATCGCGTCGCTCTGGCGCGGCGGAGACCTCGCGACGGTTTCGGCCGTGTCCGACACGCCGGGAGTGACCTCGCAAAAGGATGAAAAGAACATCCTGGAGGAAGATTTCTGCGAGGCGATTTCCGAAACGCTGCACGAGCAGGTCACGCGCTATGCGATCGAATGGCGGTTCGGGGATGTCGAGCCCCTCGCCTATCTGTCCGTGCAGCCGACGACCCGTCCGAACACGGATGCGGACATCAAGATTGACGATCACCTGACCGATCACGGCGTGGAGCTTTCAGGACAGGACGCGCTCAACCGCTATGGACGGTCCAAGTTTGACCCGTCGAACAAAGAGGATTTTCCGCTTAAAAAGGCATCCGGACCGATTTCCGGCCTTGCAAATGAGGCGCATAACCATGGCCGCGTTGAAAAGCCGTTGAAACTCGCGCCTGAACGTTTCAAAGGTTCTGCGGCGACGGAGATGGCCCCCGGAGCGCACCCCCTCAAAAACGCGTCCTACGGGGCTTTTGCGAAGGACATGGAAAAGTGGCGCGGAGAGGTTTCGGGACTGCTCAAGCTGCCGCCCGCCGAACGGCCTGCGGCGGCCAAGGCTCTGGCGGACCGCGTGGCGGCGGATCCCGCGGCCGCCCCGGCCCTCAAACAGGCGATGGCCGACTGGCTGGCCACGGCATACGCGGATGCCGCCAACAAGACCGCGCAGGAGCAAACGACATGAACGCAAAGAAGACCTATCTGAACGTCTGCAACGAGGCGGCGGCCGTCAAGGCGACCGATTTCTCGCGGATGTTCGTCCCGTACGGGGACTATCCCATCGAGCTGGATGACGGCAGCATCGTCGTCCAGCACTTCACGCCGGCATCCGCCACGCGCATCGCCGCGGCGCTTGCCAATGAGATGAAATCCGGAAAGAGCAAGGGCATCCCGATCTACCAAGGTCATCCGGATGTGCCTGCTCTGGCCTCCCGGTATCCCGACAAGCGGGCGTACGGTTGGATTACGGAGGCCAAAGCGGAAGCCGGTGGCATGGCGCTGATCGCGGCGTGGAACGAGGAACCCGGTGACCACTTCAGCCATATTTCGCCCTACTGGGGAGTGACGCGCAAGAATTACGAGGTCGCCGCCCTGTGGTCGGTTGCCCTCATCAACAACCCCAATATCAAGGAACTTCGCCTGCCGAATGAGTCGGCGGACGGTAAAGGAGAGGAAACGATGAACAAGGAACTGCTGACACTGCTCGGGCTCGGCGAGGACGCGGATGAACAGGCCGTGTGCGCCAAGGTGCAGACGCTCAAAGATGAGAACGCCTCGCTGATGATGAGGCTGGAGGCCTCCAAAGCCGAGACGACGACCGCCCAGACGGGACTGGCCAACGAACGCAAAGCCCGCATCGGCATCGTGCTGGACACGGCGATCGAGCGCGGTCAGATCACGGCGGCTGCCCGTCCGGCCTGGGAAGCCCGGCTCTCGAACGAAAAAGAGTTCGATGCGGCGCTTATTGCGCTGGCGAACGAAAAGGCCGTCAAGACCGACGGCGTGACCAAGGAGCTCAAAAAGCCGGCGGCTTCGCATTCCGATGTGATCGCCATGGCGAATGAAAAGGTCCAGAAGTCCGGCGGGAAGGTGAGCTTCATCAAGGCTTACGGCGAGGTCAAGAAGGAACATCCCGAATTTTTTGGGCCGCAAAAGTAAGGAGCGAGCATGAATTTTCGCAAAAGCATATGGCCCGACGGTCGGGCCACGTTTGTGGCGGCTGCGGCCGTCACGGCCGGCCAGCCCGTGAAGCTGACGGCGACCGAAGGCGAGGTGACGCCGTGCACGGCCGCGACGGACATCGCGGTGGGCGTGGCGCAGGACGACGCGGACGATGGCGACACGGTGCCCGTGGCGCTGCTGGGCGCGAAGCCCGGAACCATCATCGCGGTCGCGACAGGCGAAATCTCCGCGGGCGCGGAGGTCAACGCGCTCGGAGCCCCGGCCACGACCGGCCACACGGTGATCGGCCGCGCGCTGCAGGCGGTGTCCTCCTCCGGCGAGGAAATCGAGCTGGCGCACTGCGTCGGCCGGACCAAGTAATCAGCCCCGAAAGGGAAAGGAAAACAGCATGAAAGAGCTTCTCAACGGGATTTACCGGCAGGACATGGGATTGATCGCCGGGCAGATCGGCATGGCCAACGAGGCCGCGCTCGGAAACGGGTTTCTCAGCCAGCCGCTCACGCAGTTCGTCACGGCCGACACATCGGCCGCCGACCTTGAGGCGCTGCTGGAGTATTTGGCCGGTCGCGTGGCATGCGGCCGACGCTTCGAGTATCGCGTCGCGGCGCGCGGAGGGAAAATCGCGACGGTTTCCGCGAACGACGACATCCGTGCCATCGGAGGGTCGTTTAAGGTTGTCGAGGCGCGCGGCCAGGTCGAGCAGGGAAAAACCCGCTCGAAGGGACTGACCATGGCCGTGGACATCGACGACGACAAGGAAAACCCGACGGCCCGCGAAGAGTCGGCGCAGTACTTGCGCGCGTTGCTCACGGTGCTGGAGATCCGCCGGGTGCTCGCGCTGCACGAGGCCAACGTCGAGGCCGACAACAAGGTGTGGAGCGAGGCCGTCGGCGGTGTGTGGGCTGATCCGGACGCGGATCTTATGGCGGCATGCAACGTGGATGGCCGCAACACCAACCCGAACCGCGCGCTGATCGGCGCGTCGGCGCTGGCTAACCGATTCCGCGCGCTGCGCGCGGGCGATACGGGCAAGGGTGCCACCGCGCTTTTCACGCTCCAACAGCTCGCCGGGCTCTGCGGACTTGCGGATATCCGCAGCGAAAAGATCGTCTACCAGGACGACGCGGGGGCGAACCAGAACCTCATCCCCGCCAACAAAATATATGGGTTCTACCAGCCCTCCGGCGGCACGCGCTATGATGCGAGCAACATCAAGCGGTTTGTCACCGGCGACTGGCGCGTGTTCGTGCGCGAGCTGGAAAGCGTCATTCTCGTCACGGTATCGCATTACAGCGAGATCGTGCTGCTGGATGCGACGGGGCTCGTACTGATGGAGGTGGCATAGCCATGGCCTGGCGCGCGCCCACAACGGATGACCTCAAGCTTTCCGTCAGCGAGACCGAGCTGGACGCCTATTCTTCCGCCGCCACGCAAAGCAGCGAGACGGCGGAGGGACTCGTCAAGCGCGGGGCCGACATGGTGCGCGGATATCTGCGCGCCAACGGCTCCATCAAGCTCGGCCCCGCAGGGACGGTTCCGGAATCGCTGATCGCCCCGCTCATGGACTATCTGTGCGTGGACGTGATCAAGCGGGTTCCGGTGGGCGTGAGCGACGACCGTCGCAGGGCGCGCGACCAGGCGATATCTCTTTTCAAGGACGCGCAGGCAGGACGCTTTTCAGTGGAGAGTTACGGCGCGGCGGACGCCGCCTCCCAGGCCGGAGCCTCAGAACTCGCATCGAGTTCCCCCAACCGCCTGACCCCCGAGGAGCTTTCTGGACTATGAGCTACGAGAGCATAGCTGAAGAGGCGTGCGACCGCCTGTGCAAAAACAAGGACCTGCTCAAGGCGGGCTGCGAGGTCATGCTCGACGACAAGGCCGATATCGACGCGACCATTCGCGGGTCTCTGGGCAAGATGGGGCTTTGCGCCGTAGTCGTGGATGATGGAGCCGACACGGACGGAGAGGCCGGCGGCGCGAACCCGACCCTGAAGGCCAAGCTGACCGTCATGGTATACGAGTCGCCGCTTTTCAACCGAAAGAAAGCCAACCACATGAAGCTTCCGGCCGCCGCGCGGGCCGTCGCCGGAGAGCTGCACGTCTATCCCCCTCTGCCGAGCGGGCACCTGGTGCTCAAGCGGATCAGCGGGACGACGGAGGAATCCGGCACCGGCGTCATCTGGCGCGCGGTCACGTTCGAGATCGAAACCAATCTGAAAGGGTAAGACCATGGCAGGAATCACAAGGCAGAGCATTTACAGGGGACCGGGGGCGGCCGTGATCGGGACGACCACGATCCACGACAAAAGCGGCATCACCGCCGAAATCGAGCAGTCGGTGCAGGAAATCACCGCGTCGGTGTCGGGGCCGCTGGACTCCATCATGACCGACCGCAAGGGGAGCGTCAAACTGACGCCGAGCGGCGAACTGAGCGCGGCGATCCTCGCGGCGCTCTATCCCCACCAGACGCCGGTCTTCGGCGCGTCGCTCTACGGCGCGACGGATGTTCCGCTGGAAATCTTCGGCATGGACGGAAAGACCGTCAAGTTCTTCAACGCCGCGCTCACCGGCATTCCGCAGATTTTTCTTTCGACGGTCAAGACCGCGTTCGGCGAGGCCGAATGGACCGCGCTCGTCGCCAACGGCAAGCTCCCGGGAGAGACCGACGATTTCTATACGACGACGACGACGGCATACGCCAAGGGCTATCCGGACAAGACCGGCATCACGGGCCATGCCTATTCCGTGACGTGGGGCGAGCTGGACATCACGGACATGACCGGCGACGGCGCGGCCGTGAACTTCGACCTCGGGGCGGAGGACGTGACGACGGACCGCGCCGGCACGATCGACAAGCTGCTGTCGTCGCTCTCTGTCAAGGCGTCGCTGATCCCGCTCGGCTTCAGCGCGGCGGATTTCCTGACGATGCGCAACATCTCGGCGGGACGAGGGACGAGCCTGGCGGGAGACGGGGATCTCGTGATCACCAGCGCGGCGGGGCTCGTCGTGACGCTCAAGAACGCGGCGCTCGTGTCCGGACCGTGCCAATGGGGCTCGTCCGCGCTGCGCGTCGGTCAGATCGGATTCACGGCGCACCGCGCCTCCAGCGGGCTGCTCTATAGCGTGGCCCTCGCGGCGGCATAAGGGAGTTCCCATGATCTTCAACCGCGTCATTCCGCTTGCCCTCGCGCTCGCCCTTTCGGCGGGCGCGCAGGGCGTTCCCTTCGAGTGGGACGCCGAGGCGTCCGTCGCGCTCGCCGCGACCAAGGACGTGTACCGCGGAGAAACCGTGTCCCTCCGGCCCGGCTGGCTCAACTACGGAGCCGAGGCCGACACCAACGGCTGGACGTTCACGCTCTGCTGGCAGACGAACGGCATGGGTTCGGCCTGGTGGACGGATGCGACCAACGCCTTCCTTTGGACGCCGGAACGCGACTGCGGGGCCCCGCGCTACACGCTGTTCATCCGCGCGGCCTCGCCGTTCGGCGTCAGCTACAGGGCCAACGCCGTCTTCAGAATGCTCGCGTCGCCGGGGTTCACGTCCGCCGAGCTGCCGCCGCCCTCATGCTATCCGACGCTCGCGTCCGACATTCTGGCGATGCTGATCCCGTCGCTGCCGACCTATGACGCCTGGATCGGAGAATCCGCCCTCCGGATCTCGGGCGACGCCGCCGGAAGCAACAACGTCGAGCAGGTCCGGACCGGCCTGCAGGCGCAGATCGACGCGCTGGGCTCCGGAGCATCCTCCGCGTCGGCCAACACGGCCTGGACGCTCGCGGCGATGAACGGCGAGTGGCTCGTCGGCATTGAGCCGACCGGCACGGCGACGCTCTGGCGCGTGACGCAAGGGACGGGGATCTGGACCGCGACGGTGCCTGAACTCGGGGCGACGTTTGAAATCCCCGGACTCCCTTACCCTCCGGAAACGTTCGAGTATTCAATGCCCGTCTATCCCTTTTTGTTTTTTCACTGCGAGGGCAACGGCAGCGACATTTACGAGATCTGGATTTCCGGAGGGTCCGGGATGTGGGCGCGCTATGACATCCAGGCGTCAGCGGAAATCGAGCTGTCGGATCGCTCGCAGGGCGCGGAGCAATCGGCCTGGCTGCGCTACAGCGCCGTCGTGTCCACCAATGCGGTCGGCAGCTATGTCACGTCCGCCGCGCTCGCGCAGGCCGTCAGCAACGCGCTGGCCCAAGCGGGCGACTCCGCCGCCGCGACCAACGCGCTGGCGATATCGACCAACGCCTTCGCGTTCGCGAGCAACGCCTGGCTGCGGGCGGGCACCGCGCTCAGCGCCGCGCAGGCGGCCGACGCGAGAATCACGGCCGCGACCAACGCGATTGTCCGGACGTATCTCATTTCGAGCAATGCCTGGCTGACGGCGAACTGGAGCAACCAGACCTTGTCGGTTTCTCTCGTGCTCACCAATGGAAACACGAATGTCGTTTTGGTCGGGAGTTCGCAGAACTCCATCGACCCGGCGGCGACCAACATGATCTGGCTCGCGTTGGCATCCGCCAATGCGAGTATCGCCGGAAAAGCCCCGAAAGCGTGGGGTCAATTTGCTCCGGACGGAACGCCCAACCCGGAGCCCGACTATCAGCTTTGGCTTAACACCCCGACGATCACATTCGCCGCCGGGTATCAGTGGCAGTCCTATGGCATGTACGCCGCCGTCGTGTCGACCGGCATGGTCGCTATGGCGACGGGCAGCAACGGCATGTGGCGCATCGCGGTCGACAGCACCAACTATCTCGGCGTGGTGCAGGGCGGCAGCGTCATGGTCGGCTCGATCGCGGGATCGCTTGCCGTAACCGACGGCGGAGCGACCAACGGCTGGGCGGAGATCTCCTATGATTACGCGGGAGGAGAATTTCCGACGCTCCAGTTTTCGGCGACGCTTGCCGGCGGAGGCGTATGGACGGAGGTCCTGACCGCCGAGTGGACCGACAATCTCGACGGCACGGCCACCGTCGTCGCCCCGGCCGCCGTCGTGGCCGGGTTCTGGCGCGCGATGACCAGCCGCGAATATGACTACACGCTGGAGTCGACCATGCCCTTCGCTCCGCGCGGCGGCGTGGTCGGAGCGACCAACGCGACACCCGTCGTGTACGACTCAACAATCACAGTCACGTCGGGTGGGCACACTTATCGCATCCCCGCGCAACTGGAGAACTAAAAAATGAAGATGGTCACTCAGTATCTCTTTGACGGAATTGAGGATCTCCCGCAGGAAATGCTCAAGTCCTTTGCCTTCCGCGACCCGATCGATGCGGCCGGAGCATGGGTTTTGATTCCGATTATTCTGTGGCTTGGCATTCTTGTCGGTCCACATCTTGTTCCGATCTTCAGACAGTTTGAGCGGGTATGGCGCGGCCGGGACGGAATGTCGGCGAACTTCGGCACAATCTTTTTTTGCGCGGCAATCTATATGGGCTCTTGGGCTTCTTATCTGCATGGCGGGAAAGAAAATGGGGATACAAATCCTCCTCCAGCCGCCGTTTCCGAATCAATCAAACGCATCAATCTTTACTATCAGGACGCGACCGGCCACCTCATCCCGCTCGGCGCAAAGATCGAAAGGGCGAATCCGTGAAAAGCAAAAAAAACAATCCCCTGGCATCCGTCATCACCGCCTGCGTGCTTACGTCGGCGCTCATCGTTTCCGTCTGCTGCTGCGCGGCGCATGCCGCCTCGTCCGTGCCCGCGCCGCGCCTGGCGCGTTCGCTTTCCTCGCCCGCCGCCGCCGCGCACGCGGTTCGCGCCCGTCACAACGAGGCGCTCAAAACGCTGTTCGCGGAGACCGGCATTCCGACCGGCAGCGACGCGACCAACCTGGCGATGCGCACGCGTGCGATCGAGTTGATCAATTATGCGATTTCAAACAATGTCGAGTTGGCGGATGAGACCGGCGTCACGGCGGCCGACGTGGCCTGGGCGGCCGGCGACTTTGTCGGCCGCTACATTTTGGGCGAGACGCAAACTGTCGAACGGCTTTCGCTTCCCAATCCGCGCTCGTCGCGCTGGCCGTCGCTCAGATCGGCGGTGCTGGCGGCGCATCCGCTGTGCGCGGCCTGCGGCGCGAAGGCGACGACCGTTCATCACATCATCCCATTCCATCTCGCACCGGGCCGCGAGCTCGACCCTGACAACCTCATCTGCCTTTGCGACCGCTGCCATTTCCTTGTCGGCCATCTAGGCGACTGGAAGGCTTTCAATCCGCGCTGCCTGATCGACGCGGATGAGTGGCTTGCCCGCTGCCGGTCGCGGCCGTACGGGTACGACGACAATCCGTCGGTGCTCGTGATCGGCGACTCGCACGCGGCCTGCCGGCTGCCGCACGGCGCCGTCGATTCGTGGATCGTCGCCGATCTTCTCGGCGTCTCCTCAAGCAACCGCCTCGCCGTCAGCGGCAGCACGGCCGCGCAATGGGCCTCAAATCAAAACGGATGGCTTGCGGCCGCGACCAACAACCGCGCCCCGATCATCTGGATCTCGCTGGGCGGCAACGATGTCATGGCGGCGCTGGCCGACGGCCGCGTGACGACCGACGAGGCCCGCTCGGCGGCATCCAACTATTATGCCGTGGTCCGCGCCGTCGCCCGCGGCCGCCGTCTGGTGGTCGCCACGGCATACGCAGATCCGTACCAGGGCGCGCGCTCCGATTACGCGCTCGGGCTGCTGATACTTAACTCCGGTATTCGCATGATGACCATGCGCTCCTGCAACGAGCTGGGCGTTTCGTTCTCCATTCTCGACGAGCCCGACATTCTCGGGCCATCCAATTACGACGGCACAGGGAATCTGCACCCCAACGCCGGCGGGTATACCAATATGGCGCTCAGGTTGAGAGCCGTCATCAAGGAACAATGCAAATGAAAAAACTCATGCTGTTGTCGGCGGCCGCGCTGCTCGGCGTCTGCGGCTGCGCCCATGTCATTGCGAAAGGAGACTGGGGTAAGGTCTCATATTGGACCGTGTTCCAGGACCGGCAAATCGGTCCGATCACGATCCAGGGAACGAATGTGCTCATGAGCGTTGCCCAGGTGCAGGCCAACGGCGTTTCGTCCAATGTTGCCGATATTGCGGCCGCAGTAACCAAGGCGGCTATCGAGGCCGCGAAATAAGGATCAATCATCATGATCAAAAACCTTCAGTTCTCATTCCCCGGTTTCACCGATTTCGACGCGATCCGCCGCGCCCTGCGCCGCGGGCTGTTGCCCGACCTGCCCGACTTCCGCGATCTCGATTACGCGCTGATCCGCAGCCGCGGCGCCCGCCCGGCATCGTGCGACTGGACGCAGTATGACCCGCCCATCCGCAACCAGCTCACGCTCGGTTCGTGCGTCGGGCACGGCGGCGTGCGGTCCGTCGAGTGCCTGGACATCGCGGACGGCTCCTATACCGAGCTGTCCGAGCTGGATCTGTATTACCAGGTGCGCAAGGCGCTCGGCACGGTGGATGAAGACAGCGGCGGCCGAATCAAGGACGCCGTCAAGATCCTCGCCAAGCGCGGCGTCTGTTCGGAAGCGGCCAGCCCCTATGATGTGGACCGCTACACGGATGATCCCGGCTCGGCCGCCGATGCGGACGCGGCAGGGCACAGGATCGCGGACTATCACCGCATCGGCGTTCTGCGCACGCTGGACGACGTTCTCGACGCGATCGCGCAGCGCTTCCCGGTGGTTTTCGGTTTCTCGGTCTATTCTTCGGCGCTTACCCCCGAGGCTGCCAAGACCGGCGTCATCCCCATGCCCACGCGCGCGGATTCGTTCGAGGGCGGGCATTGCGTCGTCGCCCGAGGATACAGCGACAAGACCGGCCACATCAAGGGGCCGAACTCGTGGGGCGTGGAATGGGGCGAGACCGGCAATTACTATCTGCCATACGAGTACATCGAGCGCCACGCCCTGGCGTCCGACATCTGGGTGATCCGCAAACTCGCCCAATAAGGAGTCCGCCATGCCCTGCCGCTGCGATCAATGCACCCATCTCTATGTCTACCCGGAGCTTCCATTCTTGGACCCTCCGCGCCTGTCCGACGTTTATGCCGATCCCGCCGCGGAATGGATCGTCGCGTGCAACTATCTCGGCCCGCTGATCGACGGCAAGGCGACGCTCGTCCGCCGCCTGTTCACGACGGACGGAGCGAGCATTCCTCAACCCGTGTGGACGGTCGTCGGGCATCCCTTTCAGATGCCGCTGCTGGTCTACGCGCTGATCCACGACGGAGACTGCGCGGCTGAACTGTTTCCGTTTGACGAGACTGACGCGAGATTCAAAAAGGGCATGGAGCTCGACGGGCACATTTCTCAAATCAAGCGCCGCTTTGTCTATCGGGCCGTCGTCGATTACCACATGCTCACGCCTAACCGGCACACGCCCGAGTCCATCGCCGATGCCCGACGCTATTGCAGGGTTGTCGCAGAGGAAGAGTATTTCGCGCTGGCCGCGTCACGGACGCTGCCGGCGGCATGACTTCGCGGCGGGCGGGTGCCCGGCGCAAGACAAATAAAAGGAGAATCCATGAAGAAGCTCATGACATTGGCGGCGGTCGCGTTGATCGCCTTTGCGGGCAGCGCCCGGGCCGGGATGCTGCACACGAACACGGTGACGGTCGCGGCCGGACAGACCAACGGGGTGACGGATTTCGCGCTGGGAATGCCTCTCAGCCGCGATGACGCGCCCGAACTCAACTGCGTGTCGGTCGAAAACGTATCGGGCTACGGCACGGGCACGGTCGTCTTCGCGTCGTACGATTTCCAGCGGGAAATCTCTCTGGCGACGGCTTCCGGCATCTCGCCCGGGGTTGCGTCCACCGCCTGGCCGATGCGGGCGTACGTGCCCCATTCGACCACGAACGCGGAGCCCTACCTGGTGCGCACGCTCAGGGTGCGCGTCGGGCAGTCGTCCACGAACTCCACGCCGACCGTCTACAAAGTCGGCGCGATCACGCGTTAGGACAAAAACCCCGTGACCCCCTCCGACATCATATCCGGAAAAACGCCCCTGCCGACCGCGCTGAACAGCGTGGAGATCCGCGCCAAAATCGGCGCGGACATCCTGCGCCGCTCCGTCTTCTCGGCGCGCACGGCGGAGCGCGGATATCTGGACCTGCTGCAGTCCACGCTGACAAAGGTCTCCGATGGGAGCCTTTCGGATAGCGACGCCGAAGAGGCGCTGCGCGGATGGCTGAACGATTCCGGGTATGTTCCGGAGGAGGGCAAGGCGGGCGGGGTCGAAGATCTGTCGAGCCACGCGCGGATCAGACTGGTTCTGAACACGAACGCCGAGGAGGCCGCGGGCGCGGCGATGGCGCAGAACCAGAACGCGCTGACGCTCGACGCCTATCCGGCCTGGGAGCTGATCCGTATCGGGTGGACGAAGAACCCGCGCGACTGGGACGCGCGCTGGCGTCTCGCCGGAGAATCCGTGGGATGGGAGGGCGCGTCCCGCGAAAGTTTCGTCGCGCGCAAGGACTCCCCGATCTGGCAGGCGCTCGGCGACGGCGAGGGAGGATATGCCGACGGACTCGGTAACCCTTTCCCGCCGTTCGCCTACAGCAGCCATATGACCTGGGTCCCCGTGGCTCGCGACGCCGCCGAGGCGCTCGGGATCGCGGGGAGCCCGGCCCCGTCCGACGCGACGCTTTCCCCGGGAGAGACGGAACTCATCGACGCCGTTTCATCGCACGGCCCCGACTTCGCCGCGTCGCTCGCGGCGGAACTGGAGGCCCTGTGAGCGCGAAATGGAGTGTCGGAATGGTGCGCGATGAAAGCACGCCGGCCATGGCGATCGCTTCGAAATCGCTGTCCCCCGCGGCCCGGGCGATCCTGCACAAAGGGGCGGCGCAGCCGCTGCTCGCGCTCGTCCGCCGCCATCTGGCCGGGCTCGCGCAGTCGCGGCACGAAACGGCCGAATCGCTCGGGGCGACGCCTACGGGCAAGCTGGGCGACGCGGCGCGCAGGTCGTTTTCCGGCGCGGACGCCGAGAGCGCGTCCGTCACGATTCCCGGTCCTCTGCTGAGCCGCGCCTTCCGCGATGTTGTCATCCGTCCGAAACCTCCCGGAAAGGCCCTTGCAATACCGATTCACGCTTGGGCGTACGGCGTCAGCCCGCGCGATTGGGAGGCCCGGCGCGGCGGAAGAGGCAAGCTCGTGCCGCTTAACTTCGCGGGCCATTCGTCCGGGCTGCTGGCCGTGAAGACCGAGAAAAAAGGCAAGCTGACGCCGATGTACATCCTCGTGGCCCGCGTGCGCCAGTCTCAGGACCGCTCCCTGCTGCCTTCCGACACGGAGCTCGGAGTGGCCGCGCGCGACGGCGTGATGGCCGTGGTCGAAGCCGCCATGGAGCGCGCGCGGGGGAGGTCCGCATGAGCTACGGGATGTTCGCGATCGAGAAGCTTTCCGGCGCGGCATGGTCCGCGCTGCCGTGCGAGTCGGCCGCGCTGGGGCTCGCGTCGCTGGCGGCCGACACGCTGCGTCTCGGCGGGCTGGCCTACGGGGTGCTCGCGGTGGGCGGCGAGGTCCGCGTCACGGCCGGCGGCGAGACGATTTTTTCCGGTATCGTTTCCGCCATCGGGCGCGACACGCGGCGCGGGCGCACCCAAAGGCAGGCCGCGGCCGTGAGCGGGATCTGGCACGTCATGGAGCGGACGCTCTACACGCAGTCGTGGCCCATGTGGGTGGTGGATGAGGCGGGAAACGGAAGCTGGCAGACTCGCCGGACCGGGCGGGTCAACCTCAACCAGGCCGAGAACGGAGACTCCGTCAGCGTGGCCGCCCAGATCGCCGACATCCTCGCCTGCTGCGACGCCAGGATCGCGACGGACGATGATTCCCTCGTCGGGATACCTGAACTTATCATGCCTTATGACGACGCCCGCGACCTGTGGTGCTCGCAGGCCGTCCAGAAGTCGTTGCGCTTCATGCCGCGCGCGGCCTCTTATATCGTATACGGCGAATCAAAACCCGTCATCCGGTTCACGTGTCCGGATTCCGGGGCGGAGGACGCGGCCTGGCTTTCCGATTACGCGGCCGCGGGCCGCCTGCTGATCCTGGGCGACGGGGAGACGGACGAGCCGCCCGCCGGAGTCCAGATCGAGATCGAGACCGGCGGAGACCGCCGCGGGCTCGTCCTGCAGGAGGCCGGCGACGTGTCCGATCCCGCGAAGGTTTTCCGCGCGAGCCTGTCGCTCGCCGGGCGGGAAGAGTCGGCGAACTACAGATACCTGGACGTCGTGACCGAGGCCGCCCCCGCCACCAGCGCGGCCGGAGCCGTCGATTTCACGAACGCGGCCGGAGCGGCCTGGCTCATCGCTCACTGCTCGAGCCTCCAGGGCCTGCACGTGTCCGAGGTGGCGGCCGGATCGATCAGCCGCAGCGGGGAGGCCGACAAGGCCGGCTATCCGCGCGTCACCAGCACGCCGATCAGGGATCTCAAACCCATCGGGGTAAAGGCCCGGCTGGAGACCTTCACGGCGAACGTCAACGTCGTGTTCGTTTCGGACGACGGGACGTCTTCCAGGACCGAGGTCCAGAAGATGCGCGTCGTCCTGCAGCTCGTGGCGACCGACGCCGAAACCAAGCGCTACTCCTACCCGGAGTCATCCGGATACGCGGCCGCCGAGAGCGCCCCGGCCGGTCTCGCGGCCGCGATGCTGGAGCACCTGGCGGACTGCGGCCGCACGGCCTCCGTGCTGGTCAGGCTCGTGTCCGGACTCGGGATCCCGCGGCCCGGAGACTGCCGTTCGGGCCTTCCCGCGCAATCCGTGGAGATCGACCTCAAACGCGAGACGGCGGTGGTGTCGTTCGGGTCTCCGTCGCACCTTTCGGCCGACGACCTCGCCTCCGTCCTTTCGGGATTCCGCAATCTCCGGCGCGCGACCGCGTGGGGGTCGCGCCGGTCGGACGGCGATCCGGACGAGAATGACGCCGAGCCCGCCACGATGGTCATGCCGGTCAAAGAGGAGTCCTTTTCGCTCGGCTCGTACTCCCGGGTCGGAATCAGCAAGGACGGCAAGAAGGTCGACGTGAACCCGGCAGACCTCAAGGCGTCCGGCGACGAGGCGAAGCTCCGGACGGTCAACTTCAAAGGTCCGGACGGCAGCACGCAGAACCTGCAGGTCCTCGCGACCGCGCCGGTCGAAGGCGAGGCCGAGGAGGAAGATGAAGACCCTTGCGACGACCATCCGGAAGGCGGGGACGGCGTCGCGGCGTCCGGGTCGGAAGACGGGGAATCCGGAGGAAGCGAAGGCGTCCCGGCCGGCGGCGGCGACGACACGGGCGCCGGAGGCTCAGGCGGCGTCGCGGCATGCGCGACGCAGTGCGACTGTTAGGAGGAAATCATGGGCATACAGATCAAAATCGGAAGCTTTCTTTTGTGCGAGGACGGAGAGCGCTCGCTGAACGGCTCTCCCGTCGGACCGATCGACGGCAAGGGCGGGCTTGTTCCGGGAACGGACGACCGCGAATACATCGGCGCGGACGGCATCGAGCCGGAGCATGTCGGTTGCGACCGCAAGAGCCTGTCGTTCGCCGTTTCCCGCGTCTACTCCACGCCGGCGCTGGCGTTCGCCGCATGGGTGGCGATGGTGCAGCCGCCGACAGCCGCGAACCTCTCCGCCGGAGCGGTCCCGCGCGTGGGCGCGCTGACCGTGACGGACGGGGCGGCGGTGAGCACCGTCATGCAGCACGCGGCCCTGCGCTCGCTGGACCACGTCCAGGTCGGATGCGCGCTCGCGCTCCGCTACACGTTTGAAGGGTTTTGACAAGGAAAGGGGAACGGCGGTACAATGCGCGCCATGAAACGAGAAACGGACGAGTTCGACAGGATCGACCGCGGCAACGCGGCCTGCGGCTGGGCGGCCCTGATCGGGTCCGCGCTCGCCTTCGCGCTCGCCTGGCTCATCGTTTTCCGCGCGCCCTGA